ATGGTTTGTCTGTGGGTTACAGGGTTGATGCCAAAGGGTACAGCTATGATGAGCGTGGCAAGAAGCGTATGCTCAGAGAGGTTGACCTTATGGAAATCAGTGCAGTTACCTTTCCAATGAATCCAAAAGCTCGCGTAAGCGCAGTCAAGGCAGAGGATAGGTCGGTTCGGGATTGGGAGACTTTCCTTCGGGATGAAGGCGGGTTATCTCGTTCAGAATCAAAAGTGGCGGCAAATGCCGTTTCAAACGCTTTAGACCAGCGAGAGGTTGGCGATGAGCAAAAAGGGGTAATGGATTCCATTGCCAATTTAACCAACATCCTAAAATCGTAAAGGGGCATGACATGAGTGATGATGTCAAAACCGCAGTCGATTCAATGGCAAAGGCTTTCGAGGAGTTCAAAGCCACCAATGATGAGCGACTTGCGGAAATCGAGAAGAAGGGTTCGTCCGACCCGCTGGTTGAAGAAAAGCTGAAAAATATTGAAGCTGACTTAGACCGCTTTGAGGACATTAACCAAAAGCTGACTTTGGCTCAAGAAGAGCAAAAGGGGTTTGGTGAAAAGCTAGACAACATGGAAGCAATGCTGAAGCGGCCTGAGACTGGTCTGGAAGCAAAGGAAGTTGACCTGTCTGTCAAGGCTTTTGATAAGTTCTTGCGTAAAGGCCAAGACAAGATGGAGCCTGATGAGGTGAAAGCCCTTACTGTCAATAATGACACAGGTGCAGGTTTCTTAGCTCCGCCAGAGTATGTGAATGAGCTTATCAAGACCATCACAGAAATCTCACCATTGCGTACAATCGCAAGGGTTCGTCAGACAAGCCAAAAGTCAATTCAGATGCCAAGCCGTACTGCAACATTCAGTGCATCATGGGTATCAGAAGTTGGCACCAAATCTGAAACAACTGGTTACACAACACAGTTAGAGGAAATTCCAACCCATGAGCATTATGCTAGGGTAGATATCTCAAATCAGATGCTTGAAGATGCTGTGTTCAACCTTGAAGCAGAGATGCAAGAGGAGTTTGCCACACAGCTTGCCAAGAATGAAGGCACAGCCTTTGTTTCAGGTAGCTCTGTTGGTCAGCCTGAAGGATTGCTGACAAACGGTGACGTTGGGGAAACTGTCTCTGGTAACGCAAACACATTGCTTGCTGATGGCTTGATTGACCTTGTTCATGCGGTGAAAACACCATATGGCACAGGCGCATCATTCATCTTCAACCGCACAACCTTGGCGGCAATTCGCAAGCTCAAGGATACTGCGGGTCAGTATGTGTTCCAAGCTGGTATGATGCTCACTGCTGGTGTGCCAAATACCATTTTGGGTTATCCATATGTTGAAATGCCAGATATGCCTGATGTTTCAGCAAATGCGTTTCCTGTGATGTTTGGTGATTTCTCAAGAGGGTACATGGTTGTTGATAGAACAAACCTTGCCATCTTGCGTGATCCATTCTCACAAGCAAACACAGGCAGTGTTCGTTATTATGCTCGTGCAAGAGTGGGTGGTCAGGTTATCTTGGCTGAAGCTCTGCGTAAGCAAAAAATCTCAACATAAGGGAGAGTTGATATGAAAGACCTTTCAAATAGCATCTCAACAGCCCTCTCACACGCATCGGCTGTAACAACCGCTGCATCAAACGGCACAGGTGTTGACCTTCAAGGTTATGAAGGCGCAACTATTCTTGTGACTATTGGTGCAGAGGGTGACACTCTGTCAGGTTCAGTCTTTTTTGAGATTGGGTTAGAGGAATCTGATGATAACTCAACATTCACAGATGTCGCACAAGCTGGCATTGTTGATGGCACTATTGCCGCTGACGGTGTTTTCTTGAAGATTGATGGAACTGGAACCGCTGGAACAGGTGGAAACCCAGATTCAACAGGCGCAACATACCGTGTTGGTTATGTCGGTGGAAAGCGGTACATCCGCACAACAATCGCCAAGACAGGCACACACTCTACTGGTACACCGTTGGGAACAACAGTTATCAAGAGTCATGCTCGTCATACTGGCGATAATGCGTTCACCGCGCACAACGCTTAAAAAGATGGGGGCAGGGTCTAGGTATCAACTAACCTTGCTCCCTAACTTCTGGAGGGCTAGATGGCTGTAAAAATGATTAGACAGGCGGTGGGAGTATCAAATCGTCTTGGGTCACAAACCAGAACCTATGAAGCTGGCGAGGAATTGGCAGCTAATGAAGATTGGGAAAAGGCTAGAAACGCTAATTTTTTAGAGCGTGGGCTTGCTGAAGAAACAAAAGTGGTAAAACCTACCGAGACAAAGGCAACCGCCCCTGAGAGGGCTAGAAAAGCTGATGGAACGCTAATGGGGGATGACCCTAACACTCCAGATGTCAATGAGGCATGGGAAGGTGGCGTGGCTCCAAAGAAAAAGGCAAAATCTAGCAAGTAAGCATTGGAGGCATTATGAGCCGTGGCATAACCAATGCGTTAAACACAAAATTCACATCATCCAGCTTCAGGCCGTTTGTTGCCGTTGATCTTGATTTTTCAGGCGGTAATGTAACGGTCTGGACAGGCTTGGGCAATATCACCTTTGCAAGCACAACCTTCGTTGGCACAGGCGAGGTTTTAGGAATATCCCCTGTCACAGAGAACGGCGCAGTTCAGGCAAATGGGCTGGTTGTCAGTTTCAACGGCCTTGATTCAACTTTGGTATCAACCGCCCTCACAGAAAGTTATCAAGGCAGAAGCGCGATTGTATATGTTGGCGTTTTGGATGACGATTACACAGTGGTCGCTGATCCGTACCAGTTGTTCAAAGGGCGCATGGACACTATGACCATTTCTGATGATGGTGAGAACGCGAATATAAAGGTGGCGTGTGAATCGAGGCTCATTGAATTAAATAGAGCAAAAGTAAGACGTTACACGATGGTTGACCAGCAATCAGAGTTCGCTGGTGATAAGGGTTTGAATTTTATTTCAAGTCTGCAAGACAAATCAATTCGATGGAGCGCATAACAGATGGGCTTCTTTAAGTCATTTTTCAAAGCACTGACAAACCCAGCAACCTTGATCGCCGCTGTTACGATGGCGATTTTTGCCCCTGTTGCATTTGTTGGCGGTACGTTTCTAGCGTCAGTTGCGGTTTATGCCGCCGCTAATGCCGCATTATCAGCGTTATCACCAAAGCCGCAGATGCCAGATATGTCTGGTTATGGCGCATTCGTTGGAGAAGCAAGTAACAGAACCCAGATGATAAAACAACCAGCGCAACCGCGCAGGGTGGTCTATGGGCAAATAAGGGTATCAGGAGTTCTTAGTTACATAAACACAACCAATGATGACAAAACCCTTCACATGATTATATCAATGGCTACGCATGAGATTGATAGTTTTGTTAATTTTCAAATAGATGGAGACGTAGTTGGTACGCAAAGAATAGGAAGCAATGGTGAATCAGTTACCTCTCCATCAAGGTTTTTAGATGGAAGCACTAGGCTTGTAGAAATTAGGAAACATACTGGCGCGGATAATCAGATTGCAGATACTATTTTAACACAAAGGGTGTCAGAATGGACAACAGATCATAGGTTGCGTGGCATAGCATATATCTATGCTCAACTTGAGTTCAACCAAGATGCGTTTCCTCAGGGCTTGCCAAATATTTCAGCAACTATAAAAGGCGCAAAAGTTTTTGATCCTAGAGATAGCTCAACATCGTTTTCTGATAACGCCGCGCTTTGCATTAGGGATTTTCTAACCAACACCAGATATGGGCTAGGGTGTAGCGCAGGTGAAATAGACGACACATCATTTATTGCGGCGGCAAATACCTGTGATGAGAATATAACCCTTGCGGCGGGTGGCCCAACAACTGGGACAGAAAAGCGATACACTTGCAACGGATCATTTGAAACCAACAAATCACCAAAGCAGATATTAGAAGATATGCTTTCAAGCTGTGCGGGTATTCTTACCTATACGAATGGCAAATTTAGACTTTTAGTAGGAGAGTTTAGAAGCGCGTCTCTGAGTTTGGATGAGAACGATTTTCATGGCCCTGTTACCATTGATGTTAAACAAAGCATGGGCGAAAGTTATAACACTGTTAAGGGTGTTTATTCTCCAGAGTCCAACGGATATGTCCCTACTGACTATCCGCCTATAACATCAAGCACTTTCGTTACGGAGGACAATGGGGAAACCAGAATATTTGATTATGATTTGCCATTTACGACAAGCTCCGCAACGGCTCAAAGGCTTGCAAAAATAGCTTTGTTTAGAAACAGGCAACAGGTCGTTTTGCAGGGTCAGCTTTCAATGAAAGGCTTTAATCTAGCGATTGGGGATTCAGTTCAAGTTACATTTGACCGCTTTGGATTTACCAATAAAATATTTGAGGTTGCGGAATGGAATATTGCCGTGGTTGGCGGTCAAGACCTTGGCGTTGATGTCACGCTCAGAGAAACAGCATCAGGCGTTTATGATTGGAACGCGGATGAGACATATTTCAATGAAGATAATTCCACTCTTCCAAATCCATTCACAATACCCGCCCCCAACTTGGTTACATCAGATTTTGTTCAGACCTTACAGCAGGGTGCGATAACCACACTTAGAGCAACGGTCACATCAACAAGCACATATGCAAATCAGTTTGAGGTTCAAGCCAAACTCACGACCGATACGCAATACATTTCAATGGGTACACAGGCGGCCAATATTTTTGATTTGGTTAATGTGGCTTCTGGGGTTACGTTTGATGTAAGAGCAAGGGCAATAAGTAGCTTCGGCATCAGATCAGCATTTACAACAGTTCAACACACAATCACAGGCAAGGGAACGAGCCAGCCATCTAGTGTCAGTGATTTCACTCTGGATTATCTTGGCAGTAATGCGTTGCTTACATGGACACCAGTAACAGACCAAGATTTGAGCCATTACGTTATTCGCCACCAGAACGTCACTAGCGGCGGTGACTTCTCAAGTGGTATTACCCTAGCTCAAAAGGTATCAAGGCCAGCTAATAGCGTTATAGTGCCAGCCCTAGAGGGTACTTATTTCTGTGTCGCGGTTGATAAGTATGGCAATAATTCGGCTACAGCCGCGCAGACCATTGGTATTATAGACCAATCACCCGTCTCAACTGGATTCAAGGTGGTTCAGACCAACACTCAAAGTCCTGATTTTAATGGCGTAAAAACAAATGTAATCAAGCCATCAGATGAGGATGTTCTGGTTCTGGAAACAACCATTTTGTTTGATAGCGGCACAGGCTTGTTTGATGATGCAGAAGGATTGTTTGACGGTGGTGTGGACGGTGTGGTTGCAACATCTGGGAACTATGATTTTGATAGTGTTGTAGATTTAACAACAAAACAAACCGCAAGAATCACATTTAACATTACGCAAACTCGTCGCCAATATGATGTTATAAAACCTTCGTCACAAGGCACAACAGATTGTGAACTGTTGATTGCAACAACAGATGATGACCCCACAAGCCCATCTGCTTCCTTTACGGCATTTTCAAGAGTTGTGGCTGGTGATTATTCATGTAGAGGAATGAAGTTTAGATTGCGCTTAACTACAATAGATATTGATGACACCCCTGTTGTTTCAGCATTAAGTGTGAGCCTTTTGGTTGGGCCAAGGCAAGAATCACAAGGCAACGTATCAAGCGGAACGTCTGCTAGCGGCAAAACCATAACATTTGCTAATGGGTTTGCATCTATTGATGGTATAAGCATTGCGGGTCAAAATATGAACTCTGGAGAGTTTTATCAAATTACTAATAAAACCACATCAGGGTTTACAATTATATTCAAAGAATCAAATGGAAATGTTGTAGATAGAACATTTGATTTCACAGCTAACGGTCATGGCAAAATTTCGGTATAGGAGAAACAAATGGCACAACATGATTATAATATCGCAAACCAGACATTCCCAGCAACCAGAACGGATATAAACAATGCTCTTTCGGCGGTTGCAACAAACAACTCTGGGTCATCCGCCCCATCAACTAACTTTGCTAATCAGTTGTTCTATGATACAACTAATGACAAGTTGAAGATCAGGGATTCCGCAAACGGTCAACATATTGATTTGTTTACCTTCAACCAAAGTACCAAAACAGTGACAGCCGTTGCTGGCGCAGAAGACCCGACAGCTATAGCCATAGCATTAGGCTAAGAGGAGTAAAAAATGGCAAATGATGGAATTGTAAGCGGTTCAGTCACTGTTCTACCAGATGAGATTTCAAAAGCGTTCACCTTGACAATGACAGTCACACCCGCTGATGCCAGTGAAAAATGGTATTACAAAAAAACGGAAATACAAACAACATCAGCAGATTTGATTGCTGGTAGTTTTATAAGTCAAACCGCAACAGACCAAGATACCGCGCCAGCCGCAGTAAGCACATCTGATCAGGTGAAATTTTTGTTTATACAAAATGAAAGCACCGCAGATGGCATTATGATTTGCCTTGATGGTGGCACAGCCGCCCATGATCTTGTGGATGGTATATTTATTGGTCCTAGCCAAACGCTCACGATTAGATGCCCAAACACGACTGTGGGAAACCTTCATGCCATTTCAGCGGATGATGGTAGCGTTGGGGATGCGGCAGTAACAGCGGTGGTTTGTGCTTTAATACATGATGTCTAGGGGGTAGCTCATGGCAAACAATTTTGACAGGGCTATTCTTGATGGGACAAACCTAGCGGCAGACACCTTGCGGTCGCTGTATACTTGTCCGACAAGCGCGACAACAAAAACTGTTGGCATTGGTTTAATCTTTTCAAATGTTGGCTCATCACAAATACTGGTGAGCCTTTCTACCAACGGCGTAGAGACAATGAAAAATGTTCCAGTGCCATCAGGTTCATCACTTGAATATTTTGGCGGCAACAAAATAGTTATGAAAAGCGGTGATACCATATCGGTGAAAGCTGATACCGCCAACTCTCTCAATGTTTATTTCAGTTACATGGAGATAACCTAATGCCGTATCTGGGTAATGAGCCAGCCGTTGCGTACACAACCGTCAGTTATCAAGACCTAACAGGCGGTAGTGGAACCAGCTTTACGCTTGATCATCCAGTGGCAAATTCTAATGAGATAGAGGTTTTTGTAAATAACGTGAGGCAAGAGCCATCAGTCGCATATAATGCCATCGGCACATCAATGACAATGACAGGCAGTGTAACGGCCACAGATGATTTCTATGTGGTATTCCAAGGCAAGGCTCAACAGACAATCGTGCCAGCTTTGGATTCAAACCTCAGTGTGGCAAGGCTGACGTTATCTAAATCAGTGCAAGGCACAACGCAGACCGCATCAATAAGCGGTAGCACAACACTTGATTTCGATTCATTCCAAAATTTTGTGCTTACGTTTACGGACAACGTAACATTCGCAAATCCAACCACAGAGGCTATCGGCCAATCAGGGTTTCTTACAATCATACAAGATGGCACAGGTTCACGGACGCTTTCTTTAGGAACTGATTATGAAACTCCAGCATCAGGAGGCATAACCCTTTCAACCGCCGCCAACGCTAGGGATTTGGTTCCATACGCTGTTTCAGCAACAGGAAGTATCTTGCTGGGTTCGCCATTGTTAGCTTTTGGGTGATAGATAATGTCAGGCGCATACGGCTCAAGCCATTGGTTATACGATGCTGATGTATATCAGACAGGGCAAAGCCTGAAATTTAACGATGATGATAGTTCATTTTTATCCAGAACCCCCACAACGGCTGGCAACAGGGATAAGTGGACTTGGAGTGCTTGGGTTAAACTTTCTACAATCCAATCGCAGTTTTTGTTTTCAGCTTATTCAGCTTCCAGTGATGCGGGGTTTTTCGGAATTGCGTTTATTTCAACAGGCGCGATAAGGGTGCAAGGTTGGAATACCGTTTATCGGCAAACTAACGCTTTATTTAGGGATTCATCAGCGTGGTATAATATACTTTTGTCTGTAGATACCGCTAATGGAACGGCGGATGATAGAATAAAACTATTTGTTAACGGTTCACAAATCACATCATTCGCCACTAATAATTCCTACACACAAAATGATGATACTCAAATAAACAACACATCATTGCATTATATTGGTCGTTATCATAGTGGTGAGTATTTTGATGGCTACATGGCAGATGTACATTTCATTGATGGGCAAGCCCTTGACCCCACATCATTTATCAAAACAGAAAACAACCAGCTACAGCCTAAAGAGTATCTTGGAAGTTATGGCACAAACGGCTTCAGATTAAATTTTCAGGATGACATTATTTCTGAGGGATTCAATGTTGTTACCTACAAAGGCAACGGTTCGTCGGATGGTCAAAGTATAAGCGGGTTAGGGCTGAGTCCTGATTTAGTCTGGCTAAAAGAACGTACAAGCACTTCCGCACAGATTTTAGTCAACACACTCAGGGGTGCAAATATCACTCTTGAATCTAATAATAATAATGCTGAGTTTACACCAAGCAGTGTTGGCTTGGAGTCATTTGATCCTGATGGTTTTACAATTGGTTCAGCTAATGGTGCGTATAACTCTGGATCAGATACTTATGTGGCGTGGTGTTGGGACGCTGGAAGCACTGATAGCAAAACTTACACTGTCAAAGTAGTTTCTGATGGGGGAAACAAATATAGGTTTGATGACTATGGAACATCTGCTGTTACGCTAGATTTAGCAGAGGGTGGCTCGTATGTATTTGATCAATCAGATAGTTCAAATGATGGACACCCAATGAAGTTTTCCACAACGTCAAATGGCTCTCACGGTGGCGGCTCTACATATAGCACAGGCGTTACTTATGAGTTGGATGGCGTTACTAAAACAGAATCTGATTATGTATCCGAGTTTAACTCCGCTACAACAAGGCAGTTAAAGATTACAGTCGCGGCTTCTGCACCAACTCTTTATTACTGGTGTCATTATCACTCTGGCATGGGCGGTGCGATAAACACAAACGCCACAAAAGGTTCCAGTAATTTTGATGGAGCGATACAATCCGTTGTTAAGGCTAACACTACTAAGGGTTTTGCAATAGGTACTTTCACAAAGGGTTCTGGCACGCAGACAATTGGGCATGGGCTTGGGGCGGCTCCTGATTGGCTGGCGGTAAAGCGTACAAATGGAACAGGAAGTTGGTTCATTTATCATTCTGCAAATACTGCGAATCCTGAAACAGATTATTTGCGATTTAATAGCAGTAATGCTACTGCTGATGATGCAACTGTATGGGGAGACACCGCGCCGACAAGCTCAGTGTTTAGTGTTTCAACTGCATTTAACTCTGGCGAAGAGTTGCTATTTTATGCGTGGACTGAGATTTCTTCTTACAGTAAATTTTCTTCATACACAGGAAATGGATCGGCATCTGGCCCTAGTGAAACCTTAGGATTTGCTCCCGCATACTTGATGATAAAGAGAACAGATAGTGGTAATAATTGGGTTATATTAGACACCACTAGAGACGCAGATGGGCAGCTTACAAAATTCTTAGCGGCTGATGCTAACCAAGCGGAAAGTGATAGCGCACAAGTAAAAACACAAGTTGATGCTGATGGTTTCACAATTAAATCAGCATTTGATATTGTCAATGCAAACGGCGGCACATACATTTACATGGCTTTTGCTGACACCAGAGAAGCCGCATTTTTTAAAGATGTATCTGGAAACAATAACAATTTTACGCCAAATAATTTAGACTATCGTGATAGCATGATAGATACGCCGTTGACTAATTTTTGTACTTTTAATCCAGCCGCAATTGATAGTTCAGTTGGAGTAACACTTTCAGAGGGCAATTTAGGTGTCAAACCTGATTCTTCTGGTGGGTTTGAGGGTGCTGTAGCATCTTTCACACTACCAAGAACAGGAAAATGGTATTGGGAATATCGCACTGGTCAAGGTGGGAGTAGTATATACGGCAGACCTTCAATTATTACAGCAGACGAATACATGACCCAAACTAGCAATTCTGGTGAAATCTCAGGCGGTAGTGCAGCTTCAAACCCTAATGGGGTTTTGTTTACTGCGAATGATGGCGGCAAACGCATAGGGGATTCGGATACTTCTTTTGGAAGTGCAGTATCAGCAGGGGACATTATCGGCAATGCGTATAATGCAGACACAGGACAATGGTTTATATATATAAACAATAGTAT